CATTTCATCAATATAGTTATTGATTTCTTTAGACAATTGAGTACGTTCTAACCAAGAGCCATAAAATGGAGTGTCTTTATAATAACCTGTTTTTGGTAAAACTCTTGATTCATTTTCTATTGGTAAAACATGGATCAACTCAATATTACTAACTCCGTTTTCTTGTAATGATTTAAGTTGTTGCTCATAATTTTTCATCATGATTTCAACTGCATTTTTAGGATTAGCTTGTCTCATCAAGTGATGTCTAACATCAATATTACCCATATAACACGTTAGTGTTTTTATCCATGGATAAATGTAAGAATCTAATCCTCTTTTAAGAGCGCCGTGCATTGTTAAACCATCGTGTCTTTGACACATATAACCAGCTTGATACATTCCAAATGAGTGACTATCACCAAAACAAAGCTTGTCTGTTTTTTCAATATGATCTATTTTAGGAATGTCATTAGCACAAATACCTTTGATCAAATCAATGTCTTGTTCTAAAGTCTTAAACAAATCTGTACCTGTTTTTAATCGTTGTTCAATTAAAGCACCAATACATGGCATCTCATGATGTAAACTGTACATCTTAACTTTACTCTTAATGCGAATTATTTGATTATATAAATCATCATTAGCTCCTCCAAAAATATTAAAGTTGCCTTTGAATTCCATACCATGATCGATTAAGATAATGTCATAGTTATTCCAATCAGTTTCGTTTGATGTGATAACATCTACGCTTTCAAATCCAGCATTTGTCAATTGATTGGCAATCATAAAACACCACGCAGATTTATGTGAACTAATCTTAGGGCTTAATTTACCAACAAGAGCTGAAATACCAATCTTAGCTGATTTGTCAGTAACGTAGTCTGTAAAATAACTAAACTCTTGATTATTCATTCGTAACTGGTTTTTCAGTGTCTTTATAACCGAATTTTTCAACATAATTATCTAGAGCACCTAAGTAAGCTACTGCATCTAATAAATTATCTTGTTTGTAGTTGTATGAGTGACGACTTAATTTTAATGCAACTAAAGCTGCATACATGTCACTACCAGAAAAATCTTTACCAGTCATACCGCTGGCAATTTGTGCGGCTCTGCGCATACCTTCTTCAAATGGACCATATTGACGTTCTTTTTCTTCAGAGCGTTCATTAATAATCTTATTTGCTTGGTCTAATATGTTCATAGATTATGTTTTAGATATTATATTTATACGAATTAATTTGTTTCAGTTTTTGGCCAACCACCTAACGGCATAATTTTACCATTATCGATTGGACCATTTTCATTCACCCAATCTTCTCTACCCGAGGCAACTCCCATAACTTTAATAAAGCCACATGTAAATGCTTTTACTTTATCTATGGCCATTTGAGCATCTTCAGCCATTACACATGCAACAAAATCAGACTTATTGCTCCAGTTTGGAACTAATAACATTTCATCTTTGTAGTGTAAATAATAAATTGTATATGGTTTCATTATTTTTTAATAAGTTTAATTCCACATGAACTATAACAAGACTCCCATCCACCTGGTCTATTAGATCTAAATTTATTCTTATTTAAAAGATTATCTTCATCTCTAGTGATCCAACACACTCCACTATAATTTGATAGAGCCATTTCTATTTCTTCAAAAGATTTACATTTAACTAACGTTTGATAAAATTCATTTAAAGGTGTTGTATGCTCCCACACAATCATAGATTTATTATTAATCTTACCGAAAATATTTCTGTCAGTCCACATTAAATCAAATGGATTTTTAGTACCATCTACATTTAAGTTTTGAACTGCCTCTGAAATCATTTTAACTGGTTGATCGCTCCATTTTTTTAAACAATCTTTTAAAGCTTCTTTAAGTTTCTTTTTAGAATAATCGCTGCTTGCTTTATTATAACATTGAACTGCGGCCCATATAAGAGGCGCAAAATCTTTATCTTGTGTATTCATTTTTTCTTTCTTTTAATTATGTAGTAAATATACAAAAAAAATCTCAAATATAAAAATATTTTAGCAACTTTTTTAATAAATAGTTTGTCGAATAACCGACTTAAATAAACTATTGATAACCAATGGCTAAAGCTTCTTCTCCAAACGGTGGCGCTTTTCAAAAGACTAAAAAATCTGGTAAAGCATCAAAGAAACAATCTAACAACAAGCACTCTAAAAACTACAAGAAAAAGTATAGAGGACAAGGTCGTTAAATAAAAAAGTCTAACCAACGGTTAGACTTTTTTTAGTATTTAAATATGTATTTAGTAATTTGACAATTCTTTGTAATTCATCTGCATTAAAATTAGAATTTACAACAGACGCTAACACAAATTGATCTATCATTCTTTTACAAGTTTGAAAATGCTCTTCAGTATTAGAAGTATCTACGCATTTGATTATTTTGTCAATAGCTGCATGCGACCACTTTTCATAATCTACTTTAAATATTTTGAATATATCCATATCTTTATAAAATAAAAAACTCAGCTTTTATACTGAGTTTTTTTAATTTGTTTATTTAAAGCTTTCCATACTTTTCGAAAATAAAAGATTCGTATGATTTCGCTAGCTTTTTCTCGCGTTTCTTTTTCTTCTTCTTTTCTTTTTCGTATTCATCATCGGCATCACCTCTACCGGCTGGTTTATCACCAGAACCAACAGCGCCTGTACCTAAATCTGGTAAAGCTATTTTGCCCATACCCATACCTGGCATTCCAACAGATTGCGGTCCATTTGATCCAGTTGCAAAACCCATAGATTCATTTGAATCTGACTCTACTGTATCTGGTAAACCTTCATGCGGTGTAGTAGCATAATCTTTAAGTTGTTCGATGCTCATTGAATTAACAAGTTCTTTAACTTTATCTTTATACTCTGCACCAACTTGAGCAATATTCATGTAACCTTGCTTAACTGAATATGCTAGTCCCATTAATCTTTGTTGTGCTTTTGATTTTGCTGGCATGTTTGTGTTTTATTTTATAGGATAATATCACCTAATTTTAAAATAGACAAAGTAGGTTCTAATTTTTTAGGACTCATACTATTAAATGTAAGATCTTTGACCATGTGCGCCGCGTCATCTTTGTATTCAATGCTACCATCAATTGCTTTGGTATGCATCATTCTATCAAATTGATCAGTCCATTCTTTAAGATCTTTTAATTTTTGATTACCGGTAGCCCAAGTATCGAATAAATCAGAATCTGTTGTATATACAAGTTGTATAGAAATATAGCTGTTATTGTGATTTACGTGAACTCCAATAATTTCAATTTTAGCGTTTTTAAGACCTTTATTTGCGCTTGAACCCCAGTTACTTCCAACCATTTTTTTAAGTTCTTCTCCAGAAATTGTTTTACCAACAGCTCCTTGTAAAACTTCTAATATTTGTTGTGCTTTTTCATCTATGTTTTTAGGTGTTAATCTGCCTACTTTAAATTCAGATCTGGCTTCATTAATAAATTGTTCGAATAATTGAATATGCTTCATGTTGTTTATGTTTTATTTTATAGGATAATATCACCTAATTTTAAAATAGATAATGCATTTTCTAAGTTTTTAGGACTTAAACTATTAAATACAAGTTCTTTGACTTGGTGTGATGCATCGCTTTTGTATTCTTTATTACTACCGTCGATTGCTTTCATAGAACGCATACCGTCTGCTACTTTGGCCCAACCTTCAAGATCTTTTAATTTTTGATTACCTTCGGCGTGGTTATCGAATAAATCTGAATCAGTCTTATATACAAACTGCATAGAAATATAACTGTTATTGTGTCCTACGTGAACTGCAATAATTTCAATTTTAGCATTTTTAAGACCTTTACTTGCGCCTGGACCTCCCCAGTTTCTACCAACCATTTTTTTAAGTTCTTCTCCGTTAATAGTTTTACCAACTGCTCCTTGTAAAACTTCTAACACCTGTTGTGCCTTTTCATCTATGTTTTTAGGTGTCACTCTACCTAATTTAACTTCAGCTTTAGCTTCGTTAATAAATTGTTCGAATAATTGAATATGTTTCATTTTATACTTGTCTATTTTGTTTTATTTTATTTTCTTGCGAATATATTCGTCGTATATTGATGGTGTATTTGGATTAACAAACATTAAATCTTTTCCATCATAACTCCATACTGTTTGTCCGTTTTCTCTACTTTCTTTGGTTGTTGCCCATGCTGAGGTACCATGTCTTTCAACCTCATCTCCGTTAGATTCAGTGTACTTAATCAAATCCTCAATAGATGATGCATCTACTTTTTTTATTACTCTTTGGAATACTTCTTTACCAGGGGCAAAGACTCCTAAAAATCTATTCTTTTTGCTTTTGTCTTCATTAACAAATTCTTCGTATAGTTTAATGTGTTTCATTTTATACTTGTCTATTTTGTTTTATTTTATATTTATCTATTTTGTTTTATTTTAATTACCAGATATAAGAGAATGATTCTATTTTATCAAGTCTGTCTTTAAGTTCTTTTGCTTTTTGTTCAACTTCTCTTTTATACCAAGACTCTGCTTCTCCGTATTTAGCAACTGAATCTTCTTGTTGTGCAACAACACGAACATATCCAGAATAATCATCTAAGATGCGTTGCATGTGATTAGCAACATCTGCTAATTTAGCTTCAGCGCCTTTTGCATTTGTACCTACGATAATTTCGCCATAACGTCCTTTAGTTTGTTTAGCTAAACCGTCTTTGATTTGTTCAGACATTCTTTCGATTGCTTTTGAAACTAAACTGTCCATTGGCATTTGAGTGGCTTTCTGAGCAATGATTTGATTATATCTTGCCATGTTTTCGGCTTTAAAATCTTTATCTGATTTAAATGCAATTGCACCTTTTTTAGCCGCTGCTCTTTCTGCTCTTTCAGCTTCTGCTGAATATTTTTGTCTCAATAAAGCTGTATTGATTACAATTGCTCTATCAGCTACTTCTGAAATTCTTTTAACATTGTAAAGTCCTGTTGCATCCCATCCGCTGTATTTTTTATTAATACCAATTGAATCGCTTGGATTGTTATCAACTTGTTTTAATGTTCTATTTTTTGGATTTCTGTCCCATCTTCCACCAGTCCAAACATTATCATAGAATTTATTATCTCCTGAAGCTACAGCCAATAAATAGCCTTCACCTGGAATTGTTTTACTTGTATAATATGCATCTGAAGGTGCATACGTATTTGGTTTTTCTACATCAGAGATATAAAAAACAATAGAGCTTTCTAATTTGTTTTTGTATGCTAATGCAGGTGTTGTAGTAATTAAATCTTCATCTTCAATTTGATCTAATTTTAATTTAGTAGCTCCGTAAAATGCTTTTGCTAATGTAGCATCAAATTTACCTTGTCTTGTAAATAAACCAGCTAACATAGATGATTTAAATGATTCTGAAACTAATTCAAAAGATTCATCAATTGAATTAACGAATTCAGAAAATGATTCATAAATGAATTTAGTTTCCATGTTTGTATTGCTATTTTCGTTTGTTTTTAATTTATTATCTGTTCTGTAAATAGCTGCTGCAATTTTTTGACCAGATTTTGTTAAACCAACTTTATCTTCCTGAATATTAAAGAATGTTGAATTTCTTCTTAACCATCTTTTAGAATCTTCTGTTAAACCAGAAACTAAAGTGTCAAATTCTTCTTTAGTTAATTCACCGTCTTTTAAAGCTTCGATGATTTTATTTCTAATAGCTGCGTGTTTTCCAGTTGTTTTAGCTGGATAATTTTCAGTGTATTGTCTTTTTAAAGTAATTTTAGATTCTGTTACTTCTTCAGATTCTTTAATAGGCTTTTTTAAACCTTTAATAAAATCTTCAACTGAAGAATCAGAAGTTCCATAAATTTCATTAGGTGTTACTGCATGATTGACAACAGAACCATCGTCATAAATATTATATGAACCACCGTCATATTCTTCTCCATCATAATCTAAATCAAAAGAATCTTCTTCTAATGTTCTAAGATTAACTGTTACTTTAGCATTATCAGCCTTTGACATTGCTTTAGCTAAAGTTTCTGCAACCTTTTTAGTTTGAGCTTTAGTTAAACCAGCTGGAGCTCCAAATTTAGAAGCTTCATCTAATTCATTAGATTCGCTAATTGCATTTTTAGCAGCACTAACAATTTTTGATTTGTTGTTTTTGCCAAAGTACCAATACATTCCTGCAACAACATTATCTTCACATTCTCCTGCAATAATTGCATCAGCTGCTTGTCTACCTGCTTTGCTATTTAATAAAGCTACTGCTTCAGCATCTTTAAGACCAAATTCTTTCATTAAGTCTTTAACAGCTGCATCAAATATTTCGTATGCTATTTTTTCATTATGCACATCTTCCATGGCACCAAAGAAGCCATACGCAGTGTTGATGTCATCTTTGCCATATTTCTCGTTAAGAAAGTTTTGAAAATTCATAGTTTTTATTATTTTTCTTTATCTATATATTAATATATTATTTCATTTTAAATCCTAATTTACCATTATCTGGGCTATACACAGACTGATTTGGTGCCTCGAATGTAAATTTAACTCCAGTTGTAGAAAAAGATTTAAGATGTAACATCATCTCTTGTTTCTTTGGGGCAAAATCTAAATATAATTGTTTTACTTCTAATTTAGATAACAATTCTGTCAATGATTCTTGATATGTTCCATTATTATTTAAATAATCTGTTACGTGGTAACTCATAGGCCCAATAATTGCGCCATATAGTTTAGTGTTTTTGATTTTATTCCACTCAACTGTTTTACCTTGTGGGTATCTTCCAATTGTACTATAGAAACCATCGAAAACTTGCATGAATGAATCGGGATCTTTAGCTAAAAGATCTGTGATAAATTTATTTAAACTATCAGTAGTTACATTCTTTTCTTTAGTTATTTCAACTAATTTTTGGTAACCTGGTAAATTAAGTAATTGTGAAATTGCTAAATATCCTGCAGATACTTTATTACTCTCAACTGTATTAAAAATTTGCCAAAGTTCTCTTTGGGGTTGTGTAGTTAATTGATCTGAATCTACATTTTTAATAATTCCAGTCAATGTCGGTGCAGCTCCTGATTTATATTTAGAAGATACTCCGTATCCGTCTATATAAAAATCTACAAGTGGATTATTTCCAATTGGAAATTCAACACCTTTTTCATAGCCGCACGCATTCATCATATAAATAGCTCCAAGAATTTCACCAAAATCTTTACCAACTGTGTTTAAATCAGATGGATCAAATTTAGCAACAAATCCTGCAGTATTTGGTGAATATTTAATAGTTTCTTCAAAAGTATCTACATGGCCTGCAGATTCAAAACTATGCTTTGATGAATGTCCAGCTACATCATCAACCATTGATGTTAATAAACCGACAATATTATCTTGTTCTGTAAATTTAGAACGAACAGCTTTTTTTGTCAATTCAACTAATTGACCTTTATTTAAATATGATGGCGGTAAGCCTAATCCAGAAGGAGTTAGAATTTTAGAAGTAAATGATCCATTCGGAACGTCATCATTTACAATATGAAATTGTAAACCAGCGTGATATTCAATACCTTTAATGGTAACTGAATCTTGCAGAGTAACTAAATATGTATAATATGTACCTGAATATGATCCTGCTTTATAATCTTTAGGTGAAATTGCATCTATTGAATAGTTATTCAATTCTTTTTTAAGAATTGAATTGATATGATCTAATGAATCATTAACAGATTTTCCTAACATATATCTTAAATGTTTAGGTCTTCTACCTGATTCTATTTTACCATCGTATCCTTGTTTATCAAAGATAGGTCTTAGATAATTAATCAAAGCGCTTTCATCACCCGATTTGGATTCGTTTATTGCTCCGTTTTGTTTATTTAATTCAGCTTGAAATCTTGCTCTAATATCTCCGGGTGTTATTGCCATTATATTATTTAATAATATTAGTATTTAATTTAAATTGTTCAAAGGTTAATACATCTGTACTTGCTTCTGTTTCAATAGCTTCTGAAATCTTTAATGAAGTTTCTAACTTTTGTTTAAGTTCATTAAATAAAGGACCTAAAGCTTTTGGTGTCATTTTGTCAAAAGTCTTTTTGTCATTAGCTAATAAAGCTTCTCTAACTTTAGTTGCTGAAATATCTTCATCGTCTCTTTTGATCTCATATAAACCAAACTCTGGCAAAACACCAAGTTCATCTCTATATTTGTCATTGTTTACTTGATAGCCATAAGTTTTGAAACGATCTGTGCCTGTTCCCCATAAAACTGGTTCATATTTAGGTCTCATTTCATTAAACATCAAATCGATACCAGCTGATGGAATTACAAAAATCTCTTTTAAGAAAGGATATTGTTTTTGCACTTGCATAAACATTTGAATTTGTGTTTCTGTATCAAACGGTCTTTTAACAGCATCGTCTTTTTGAGCCTTTGCAGCTTTAACCAAAAATACTACGACTGGATAACCATTTTGTTTGTGGATTGTTTCTAAAACTTTAGCATGTCCAAGAGTAAATGGTTGGAATCTACCAACAAACATATTTACTTTTTCTTTACCTTGTTCTGAATAATTAATTTTTAATGCTTCGTTCATGTTAGTTTTACTAGCAGAAATCTTATTGTGCATTAAGAAATTATTGAAGTTGTGAATTGCATTTTCATCTGCGTTTTCTACAAATACTTTTTGTTCAATTACGTCAATGATTTGATTTAATTGTTCTAGTATATTTGAATTTAGCAGAGCAGATTCTTTTATTTTCTTTTTAGAAAAAGAGCTTAACATAATTTTATAAAGTTCTGCTAAGACTGGATTTTCTAAATATTCTAATGTCTTTTCGTTGTCAATATATTTTGTATTGATATTGAATAATGCAGATTTAGAAAAATCAGCTGCTCCAAAATCAACTCCTACATATTTAGTAGCATTTTCTTTAACATACGAATTGTACATTGCTGAAATCAACTCAATATATCTTTTATCTGAAGCTGTTTCTAAAAGCTCAATACTATCTAGGTCTACTGTTGAAAAGAATTCTAACAAATCAACCATTGTAATTTGATACATGTGACTTGCTTCTCTGTTGGAAGTTTCAGCTTCATTAGCTGGTTTAAACTCTTCTAATTTAAAACTTTTAATTTGTGTTGAATCTACGAAAGAGACTATTAAACCATCAATCGGTTTGATTAAATCTTCATTTAAAATGGTTTTATAAGCTCCTGGATTAAATAATTTGTAAACGTGGTTGGTGAACGCTTCATTTCCAAATCTTTTAGCGTATGATTCGTTTGACATTGAAAGCAATGTCACTAAATTTCTCTTTTGATCCTCATTTAACATACCATCGAAAATGATTGATGGTCCTTGTACTTGTAGTTTTTGTGCCCATTCTTTTAAAATTTTAGGATCTGTTAAAACTTTTTTAGCTTTGCCATTAGTTCCTAAAACTTGAATGTGTGTTAATATCATAAAATTGAAAGGTGTTGAATCATATTCAACAGAAGACATGTTAGATTCTGGTAAATATTCAAATCCAAACTTCCAATCACTTGGCATTTGATTTTTCTCGTTTAATGTTAAACTTTGAAAGTGTTTAATGGCATTTTCATATACTGAAGTTAACGTTCTATCTATGATATTCATAGCTTCGTTATTTCCAGATTTGAAATACTCAAAACCTTCCATTGCTCTTCTAACATGAAATGAAGCTCCTGCAATCTTTTCAGTTACAACAACTCTTGATTTTAACATGTCGTTAAATGTATTGGGATTCGTACCTTGATAAAAATCTCTTAATTTTTGTAATGCCATTTTTCTTATTTTTGTTTTACAAATATACTAAATCTATTTGATATATGAAAATATTTATAGATTTATTTTATTTATCTTCCGTATTTTATAATACCCATAAGCTGATTAATGGCAGCAAATGTTCCAGTAAGCTTAAATAATTTACCTTTATATTGAAAAACTAAGCCTTCTGAAGGTACGATAGAATCAATACCACCGATAGAATCTAATCTAGCCAATTCCTTTTCTACTTTAGCTAATTGAGTTAAATCTCCGTTTTGTTTGATTTTATCAGCCTCTGTTTTAATTTGTGTATGTAGTCTCTGCATTTCTTGAGCTGGATTAGCAACCAAAAGATTAGAAACATTCTTTAATACAACTGAACCTAATTCTAAGAATAAGTTTTCAAATGGTAAAATGTTTTCTTTAAATTTTTTAACTGAGTCTTCTTTGTCAAATTTTTGAAATGCTTTATATTCTGTTGGATCCATTTTCTTTGCAAGATCTCTAATATTTAAAGTTTTCTTGTCATTGAATGCCCATCTTTGTACTAAACCTGCTTTGTCAATTTCATCTAATTTTGAAAAGTCTTTATCTATAAGTTCTTTCCACCACATTTCGTGATATTTAGAAACTGGCTCAGTATCTTGTAAGTTATATCTTTTTTGTAAAACATTAACCTTATTTAAGAAATAACCTTTCTTTTCTTCAAAGTCAATTGATTTACCTATTTGTAATTCCTGAGGTGGAATGATTTCAAATGTTTTTTGTACGTGTGAATTAACTGATTTTAATGCGTTTGCTATTTTACCAGCTAATTTAGAATCAGAACCTATTTGATTACCTTCTCCATCAGTATGAACCATGCCGTGAAATTGAATAACATCTTTACCATAAGCAATTACATTTGAATTACCAGAGTAAATTAATTCCATATTCATAAATGAGGTTCCATCATTAAATTCTTGTTGATCCTTTGTAGATAGTGATTGTAACGCGCTGGCCAAATCTTGTGCAGCGAACGTAAATGTATCTCTAACGCCGGTTGATGGATGATCCTGAAACATCTGTGTGATTCCATTAAGATCTATCGGTTGTTTCATCTGTCCCTTATTTCTAGCGAACATTGCTTGACCATTCTTAACTGTAACAAATACATTTTGTCCGTCTGTTTTTTCAGTAGGAGCCGCTTCGAAATCTAAACGACCTTCTAAAGCACCATCAATAATGTGTTTGATTTCACCAAATGTAAGAGTTTCATCATCAAATGGATGCATCATGTGTCCTGCTGCTCCACCTTCTAAGATAATGTCTGGATATTGTTGATTCCATTTTTCAATAAGGAACTCTGTGTAGTTTAAAAGTGTTTTCATATTAGGAGAAATATAAAAGACCCAAGATTAATTGGGTCTTTTTAATTTTATAGATATTTTAGTTTTCAGTGTTTGATTCTTCAATATAATCTGCAAGATCTTCATCGTCCCAGCCATATTCGTCATCTGCTAAAACTGCTTTAAGATCTTTAGTATCTCCAGTTAATTTAACTTCTGGATAACCCGATGGTCCCTTTTTGTTAATTACTTCTAAAGTAACATTGTGTTTCTTTAATAATTTAGCTAAGTTTTTATCTTTAGGGTCTGTAGCATCTACTTCAACAGTAGCTTCATTTGTAACTGATTCTCCTAAAGAACTTGTTAACATTCCGATAGCTGCGCCGTAATCGCCATCAACTTTACCAAGAATTCCTTTGATAACATCGTTTGCTTTAGCTTCATCGAATTCATCTTTGAATGCATCTTTTAAAACTGTCATTGCGTATTCTTTAAATTGATCATCAGACTTGATGTCTTCTTCATTAAATTCTACTGATTCTTGAATTTTTTTAGCAGCTAATTTAGCATCTTTCTTAGAAACGTTGTCTGTGTAAGAACCATCTCCCCAAAATGCTACGATAGCATTTGTATCAGATGTTGAGTGAAATCCTGACCCTGCATTAAAAACATCTACGAATTGTAAACTTTTTTTATTTTTGATTAAGTCTTTTGCAAAAGCCATAGCTTGACTTTGGTTACCGAATTTTTTGAATGCTCTTACACCATCTGAGTAATGAACTTCAAAACCTTCATTAACGTCTAAAGATTCCATTGCTAATTCTAAGTCTTTGTCTTTATCTGAAACAACTGCATCTAATTCAGCTTCTAGAGCTTTCTTTTTTGCTGTCATTTCTTTTAAAGTTGTTAATAATGCAGTTTTTGCATCACCTTCAGCTGCTTTCCAACTAGCTGCAGTGTCTTTCATTGCATTAGTAACTTTAGTCCATTCTGTCTGGATTTTATTAATTGATCTAGCTTCGTTTACGTCATCGCTTTCGATTGATTCAGTAGATTCTTTTAAAGAATTTACTAAAGATTTTAATTCAGCTTTTAAGCTTGAATCTAAACCTCTTTCAATACCCCAGTTAATAGATGCTTTAATTAACATATACAACGGTAAATTTCCGTATTTTTTACCAAATGGAGAAGTTTTAATCCAATCTATGGCGTGTTGTGCTAATTCTTTTGACATTTTAACACCTTCTGCTTTAGAAGAATCTCCATCTACAATAGCTTGAAGTAATTTGGTCGCCATTCCGTGTGAACCTTCGGTTAATGCTGATTCATACACGCCTTCAAATTTATCATTGATTCTGTATGCAATGTAACCGATGATTTCATCTAATTCAAAACCTTCTTCATATAGATCTTCAATAACTGCTTTAGAACAATCTATCAAAGAATTCATTTCTTTAATTGGCACTAAACCACCCATTCTACCTATAGCTGATCTAGAAACATTATAGTTTGCTTCGAATACATCATCAATTACGTCAAATTCAGATGCGTTATCTTCTTTAACTTTGTAAGTTTTACCGTCAAATTCAAATTCTTTTTCTCCAGCTTCTTTAGCTTTAGTAACTGCAGCTCCAAAAGCATTACCTTCAGTTAATAAAGATTCTGCAACTGGTTTTAATTCTTTATCTTCGTATGTGTCAGCCATGTACCATTTACCGTCTCTTTCATCGTATAAATAAGCATATTCTGCGCCTGATTGGTTTGCAACACCTTTCAAATACTTAGCTACGTTTTTAACGTCTGCTTTAGTAGTCATGTCACCTTTTTCATTTCTATCTCTTCCGTAAAATAAAGTAACGCCTTTTTCTGGATTACTGAAATCCATTGGTTTATCACCAATTTTAGCATCTAAGTATGAAATACCAGCTTTACCTAATTTTAATAATTGATCTACTGATTTAGTGTCTTTGTAATTTTTCAATAATGGTACCATATTTTCTGGATAACCATCATAATGTACATAAGTTGATACAATTTTACCTGACTTGTCAATTTTACCAATTTGAGATCTTGTCCCTTCATTGATAACTGCCTCGTTTGTTAATTCTTCGCCTTTTTTAGGATCTTCTTTTTTAGGTTCACCTAATTTAACAATATCTTTTTCAATTTCTTCTGCTTCATCTTCATTAAAGATTTTAGCAACTAAGGCATTTCTTTTTTCTTCATCTAATTCTTGTAGTGAAGTAACACCCATTTCTTCAAGAGCTGCACCGATTTTAGATACTATTTCTGCTCTTTTGGCTTTACCTTCTTCATGAAGTTGAGCTGCCTTTGATTGGTTTTTAACCTCAGTAAAGGACTTAAATGATGAAATTTTTTGTACTGACATATTATTTTTTTATTTTTTAATAAGTTATTATGTTAATTATATATCTCCTTCGAATTTGACTTTCTTAATATCATATTCAAATTGCTCCTGTCTGTATATACGCTGTCTTTCAAGGGCATGTTTATATAGATAGTTTTCCCATTCTAAAGTACAAATATTATCTACAAAGTCTATAATAAGTACATCTGTTTTAGACTCGTGTTGTCTTAGACCACGACCAATAGACTGTCTAATAATTACTTCAGATTTAAACGACTCTGTGAAAAAGATGTTGTGAATTTTCTTAACAGAGATACCTGTTGAGAATGTACCATAAGAAGCTACAATAACGATTTCTTCACCGTTTTCCATCTTCTTTTTATGTTCTTCTCTAATATCTGTGTCTGTAGAGCCATCGACGTAATAAACTTTTTTATCGCTATTCTGTCTAAGGGCGTCGTATATTTTCTTGCCATGTTCGATTCTATGGAAAAGTACCAAAGAATTCCTTGGAATTCTGGATATAACAGACACAACAAAGTCAAGACGTGCTTGATTGTTAACCACATAATTTTGTTCAAGTTGAAAAACATCTTTACTTTCGTATTTATTTTGAGCCAATTCTTGAAAGGCAATTTTAGCTGATTCTGGAGCATAATCCATTTCAATGATTTTAACTTTACAACCTGCAATGTGTCCTTCTTTTTGCAAGAATGAAGCCTTAACCTCAGTAATTACTGGGCCAGTTTGACTCATTAAAGTTAATTTATCAAGCGTACCGTCTTTTGGCAAAGTACCAGAAAGACCGAATTTATAATGTGCATTTCTACATTTAGCTAAAATGTCTTTAATAGATTGTGATTTAGCTTTGTGTGTTTCATCGACGATAACTGCGTCAAACTCATCAAAATAATCTTTGTCTTTTTTAACAAGTGACTGATACGTACCTATAACAATATTTGCATTTGGTTTTAATTTTTGACCAGCATATATCTGTTGCACTTTGATCTTAACTCTATTTTGCCAATTGTACTCGTAAAAATCTTCAGTAGCTTGAACCACCAAAGATACGTTAGGCACTATAAATAAAATCTTAGTTGCTTTTTGTTTTTCAAGCATATATGAAACGACCATGAAACTAATCATAGTCTTACCTGCTGATGTAGCTAATTCTGCTAAACATCTTTTAAATTTAAGTATGTTGAAAGCTGCTTCTACTTGATAGTCCCTTGGAACCATCTTTGATCCATTAAAGAAATCATTAACCCAGGCCTCGAAAGATTCCATGGTAATGTTAGGATCAAAAAGTCTTGTGATACCATTAACTTTTAATTCGAATCTATATTCTTTGCAAAGCGTCATGACATATCGCCATAAACCTACTGGAATCCATTTGTCATCTTTAATATAAGAAACATAACCGTCCCATAAGCCTCGCTTTACAAGTGGATTAAATCTCCAACTATCAATTCTTTTTGTTAGTGAAATGTTTAATTGCTCTAACTCAAGTTCATTAGCCTCATCAATCCTTAAAAATCTGTTATCCTCTGTTAGGGTTAGAACCAAAACATATTAGATATTTTTAAATCTGCTTCATATCCATACGCTGCTTTATTGCAAAGCCCATGTTATCAAGAGTTTTGATAGACGCTGTTAAAAATTCTTTGTGAGATACTAATAAATCTTGGACTTGTAGGTCTTCAGCCATATCAGCTTCTATGAATTTCTCGCGTTGTTTATCGTTTAATTTGTATTCGTATTGATAGTAACGAATCCATGCTTCTTTAAAGTTTTTGTCTACTCTAGCTTTATTAGTTCTGATCTTAGACGAAACAGATGCAATGTTTTCAACCAATATTTGCCTATAACTTAAAGTATATGAAGCAACTTCATGTAAGTTTTCTCCATGTTTTAAATCTTCAGCTAAATCTTTGATTTTGTTAGTCCATGATAGTCGTTGTGTGCCGAATAATTCGTCTAATTGTACAACTTTATTAACTACCTTTGATATTGGTGTATCTTGCATGTGTTACTTTTTAAAATAGTGAGCGCTTGTTCTTGTCTTCTTTAATATAAACAGAAGATTTTACCTTTTGTTTAAACTTTGGTTTAATTTCAAATCCCAAAGCGTTACCATCATATTGCGTGCTCGTAGAAGTAAAATCGACAAGAGATTTTAAACCCTTTCTTTTTTCTTTTTCATTTTGAAAATCTTCTAGTTCTTCGTCAACCATTTGTAATAATCTTTCTAAAATCATAGGTAATATGCGTCTAATTGTGAATCACTAAAATAAGTTTCTAATTCTTTTAGACATTTGCTCTTTGTTTGAAAAGCAACTAATACCAAGTCATTTAAGTCTTTTATTTGTTTAGAATATGTATCTAACTTATTTTCGGTTAGAAATTTATTCCAAGTAAATACGCCTTTGCCTTTTTTAAGCTTTTGCATCATCTTCTTTTTGCCAGTTTCATCATTATCAAACATGTATCTGATGGTTGGTATTTCATCTAATTCTTCAGTGTCTCTGTGAGCTGAAGCTAATGCTAATGAATTATGCATGAATAATCTGTCTAATGGTCCTTCGAAGATCGTAACAGGAATCATCATATTAACTTGCATAATACCAAACAATGTTGACATTTTGTTAATAGGAACTAATTCTTCTTCTGTTAATTCTAAAGGAGTGCCTAGCCATTCTTTAAGCTTGCCTAAGTCGTATGTTAAATATCTACTATTTGTAGATTTGACCAAAGTTCTAGATTGCATACCTATAACCTTTTCTTCTGGTCCTATATTTAAAATGTAAAGCCTTTTATCTTTAGGCGAATACATGAAATGTTCTAATTTATTTGATAATAATCTCTTTCTTAGATAAAAGAAAGCTGGATCGCCTGGCTCTATATCGACAAATCCTAATTTTTGTCTAAGCTCTTGTTTGGTTGGTGCTATTTCTAAAACTTTAGCAAAGATACCATGTTGTAAAACTTCTACATCACGAGTTTCTAATTTATGTTCTTTAACATAATCGATGATTTCAATGGTCTCATCTGTATTTAATCTAATGCCGTGATCTTTTAAAAGACCATATACGTCAGTGTGATGTGAACAATTGAAACAGTGATATTGAAGCGTAGCCCAATAAAGATTGCCACGCTTCTTATTATCATCTGTTGTTGAATCGCCACAATAAGGGCATGCCAGAGTTATTCGCCCTGGCATGTCTTTTAGAGTATGTTTATTTGGTTGAGCATGTTCTTTAGTAATAACTTGCTTAACTAATAATTTAATTCTACCTTTAAGTTGTTCTGATATTTTAGATGTCAAGGTCATTCAAGAATGCATCTAAATCGTCTGAAGAATCAACACTTGAAGTTGTAGCGCTTGCTGCTGGTGCAGATGTAGTATCGAAATCGAAATCATCTGAACTTTCTTGTGCTTTTGCAGCTGCTGTAGCTTTAGTTGTTGCTTTCTTAGTATTAACGATCTCGTCCATTGCTGAACCTGGATTTAAATACTGACGTAAGATTGAATTAACAAAATCTCTTGCTTCATCGTCCCATGGTTTGTACTCATAAGGCTCTAATGATGGAGCTTTGTCTAATTCTGCCTTGATAGCTGACATAACCTCTTTAGTTTTTTCAGCTGTTTTACCATCAACGCTGATTGCGCTTTTAGAAGCTGAAAATTTAGATTTGTCATAGTTATTATAGTCACCTTGACGAGTAATAATCAATTCAAAGTTTTTACCTTCGAATAAATCGAATACTTGTGTTGGTTCACCGAATGCTGGTTTTAATTCTTCATCAATTTTCTCTTTGATTTTATAACCAAATTTGAAGATTTTGTAAGTACCATCATTTTCTGGGAACTGAGGATCTTTGATTACTTTAATAAGAGCGTAATATTGTTCACGTCTTTTTAATTTCTCACTCATTTTACGATCTACTGCTGAATCAGACTTACGTAGTTTGAAAAATGCATCAGCAATAGGACACTTTTCACCAATAGAAGTTGGAGAGTCAACTAGTTTACCTTCGCCTGAAGCGTCAGTCAACCAATGTACATACTTTTTAACTAATGAATTACGTGGATTTGCTGGGTTTGGAACAAAACGAATAAGTGCTTTGTAAGTTCCGTCTTTGCCTTGATCGGCTGTTGGTTTGTAAACATCATTTGTAGATGATGCTGTTGCGGTTTCGTGAGTGTCAACATCGGTTACACTCAGATTGAAAATGTCAAATTCTGCCATGTCTTTAATACTTTAATTACGTTTAAATTGTTTAGTTTGCCTCTTCGTGAGACTGTTTATACCTTTTATATATGATAAAAAATTACTGTTTCAAAACCTTCATTGTCAACACTGCACCATTTTCATCTTTGAAAACACCGGTTTCTATTTTAGTTAAACCTGATTTAGTTAAGAGATTATCCATTTCTTCTTGAGAAATTTTATCCATTAACACCATCTTATTTAAGACATTGTGTAAATCAAAATGATCTGTTGTTGTCATTTCTTGTGCTTGAATGTAGTTATTAAGAATCATATTATCTTATATATCTCAACCTTATTTTGTTTCTTTTTAATTTATTTTAAATTATTTTTACTTTTTTTGAAACAAACCTGGGCCAAACCTATATAAGTTAAGTTCTTTAGCGTCGGTGAAAGGTTATTATGGGAAGGGTTTAAAACTTTAAAGGGCCTTAAGGTATGACGCTAAAAAATAAGCGTCTATTATGTCATCAAAGGGCTTTGGAACTTTGGCCCCAATTTTAAGGTTGTTGGCAAAGCCCCACACAGAATTTTCATTTAATAAAGAATCATTAAGTTGGTTTTCAACAAATACATCCCACAATTCTCTTTTCTTGAGTCTACCGTTGCCTGCATGTTTCTTAATTGTAGTAGGAGCAACTGTCACAATGTTAACTTTATAATCTCTATAATACAAAAGAAGAGAATATTTAAAGATAGCTGCAGCAGCTGCTAAATCAATTAGATTGTTTGTACCACCTCCGCCTGAACCATAAGAAACTCCTTCAAACCCAAAAACAATAGGTTCATTAAGATCTATATGGGGTTGAATCATTTCAATCATATCTTTAGCCATTGTTATAAAACGTTGAAGCTTAGATATTTCTTTTTCAGAAAAGTCTTTTGAAGTTGTAAAAGTTGGTTGTATTTTAAAAGAGATGTC